TTATATACTAATATAACGATTCGTCAAGTCTTTTTTTATAGTTGACAGTAAAAAATATTTGTGATACAATCGTAACATTAAGGGATTTATATTATGGCAAAGACCAAAAGAAAAAGTATTCATTATGTAAACAACAAGGAGTTTTCACAAGCGGTTGTTGATTATTGTACGGCTGTACGTGAAGCGAAAGATAATAAAAAAATCTTACCTATTGTACCAGATTACATCGCAGAATGCTTTCTTAAGATTGCTGAAGGATTATCCCATAAATCCAACTTTATTCGATACACATATCGTGAAGAGATGGTTATGGACGCTGTAGAGAACTGCCTTAAGGCTATAGAGAACTATAACATTGAAGCAGCCACTCGCTCAGGCAATCCAAATGCGTTTGCATACTTTACACAGATTAGTTGGTATGCATTTCTCAGACGGATTGCGAAAGAAAAGAAACAACAAGACGTAAAGATTAGATATCTTGCATCCTCAGGTATCGAAGAATACATCATCTCTGATGGTGAGGATATGTCTAACGCTGTTGTGCAAGCATTCGTTGACCAACTTAAAGATCGTATCGATAAAGTTAAAGAGAAAGACGATGAGTTTAAAGCCTTTGCTGAAGAAGAAAAGAAACGGCAAAAACGACTCAAGAAGTCTATTATAACTGTTGATTCCGATTTAAGTGATTTTTTATGAAGATAGCGATACTAAATGATACTCACTGTGGCATACGTAATAGCAGCGATATATTTATTGCCAATGCTGATAAGTTCTATACTAATACCTTTTTTCCGTATCTTGTGGAAAATAACATTAACCATATTGTTCATCTGGGCGATTATTACGATAATAGAAAATACATCAACTTTAGAGCACTTAACGAAAATCGTAAACACTTCCTCAAGCCACTTAGAAAGCTTGGTATTACAATGGATATCATACGAGGAAACCACGATACCTTCTACAAGAATACAGGAGAACTAAACTCGCTCAAAGAGTTGTTGGGTTACTACATGAACGAGATCAATATCATTCATGAACCAACTGTTATGGAGTATGGTTCTTTGAAGATGGGTCTAGTCCCTTGGATTGATGATGAAAACGAAAAGCAATCCATGGAGTTCTTAGCCAATGCCAAGTGTGATTGGATTGGTGGACACTTCGAGATTACAGGCTACGATATGATGCGAGGCATCAAGTGTGAACATGGCTTAGACAAGGATGTGTTTAGTCGGTTCGAGAAGGTCTTGTCAGGACACTTCCACACCAAATCTGAAAGGTATAATATCGAATACCTTGGATCACAAATGGAGTTTTTCTGGAACGATGCGCACGATCCTAAGTTTTTTCATATCTTGGATACAGAAACACGAGAACTTACTGCTGTGTATAACCCTCATACTCTTTTCCATCGCATCCGCTATGATGATTCAAAACATGACTACATGGAATATGATTTTAGTCAAGTAGAAGGTAAGTTCGTAAAGATTGTTGTTCTTAACAAAGCAGACTTGTTTACCTTTGATCGTTTCGTAGATCGTATTCAGAACCGTAACATCCTTGAGTTAAAGATAGCTGAGAACTTCGAAGAGTTCATTGGAAAAAATGTGGATGACGGTAATATTTCTGTTGAAGATACTTCCGATTTGTTGTATACTTACATTGATGCTGTAGACACAGATTTGGATAAAGACCGAATCAAGAAACAAATGTCTGAGCTGATGATAGAGGCACAAACACTAGAGATTGTCTAATGACAAAGATTATTCATATCAATCGAAATATTATTCAACAAAATAATAAGCATGGTCGTTCCGAACCTGTATGTCGTGTAGAGGAAAAGGGCAAGGTCGTATACTGTATGGAAGTGGATATCAAAGGACCATCACGTATGGTATACAGACCTGAGAAACCACGTCCATGTGGAGCAAAACTATGGATCGAAACGGATGCAGAAGTTGATCTAATAGGTGTAAAGACTTGATTACGTTTAAATCCCTTAAGTGGAAAAACTTTCTAAGCACAGGCAATAACTGGTCTGAGATAGACTTCACTTCCCATAAATCCACACTTGTTGTTGGTCATAATGGTGCAGGTAAGTCTACTATCTTGGATGCGTTATCCTTCGCCTTGTTTGGAAAGGCACACAGAAATATTTCCAAGCCCCAGTTGGTGAACTCCATCAACAATAAAGACTGTAAAGTTGAAGTTGAGTTCAATGTACTAGGGCAAGATTTCAAAGTTGTACGTGGTATCAAACCAAACATCTTTGAGATTTGGAAAGAGGGTGTGATGATGAACCAGTCGTCACACTCTAAAGAGTACCAGAAAATCCTCGAACAAAACATCTTGAAGCTTAATCACAAAAGCTTTCACCAGATTGTTGTGTTGGGTTCTTCTTCCTTCATTCCTTTCATGCAACTCTCAGCGCAAAATCGAAGGGATGTTATCGAGGATTTACTGGACATTAATGTTTTCTCTAAGATGAATAGTATCTTAAAGGAAAAAACATCAGAGTTGAAAGATCAAATCAAGGATGTTACGCATGAGATTGAAGTCAACAAAACCAAAACAGATGCGCAAAAAAAGTATATCCGTGATGTCAAAGCAATCAACGAAGAACAGCGTGAAGAGAAGTTCAAACTCATATCGGATATACATGATGAGATCAAGACTCTCCAAGCAACGAACAACGATCTTACCACCAAACTTGAGGCAAAGTTACCAGAAGCATCTAGTGATTCTCAAGAAGCAACGAAAAAGATCACAGAACTTGAAAAGTTCAAAGCGAAGTTCAACGCCGATATTCGGAAGCTTGTTAAGGACGTACAGTTCTTCGAATCCAATGATACCTGCCCTACATGTTCTCAGACTATCTCTGAAGAGACTAAAGAAACCCATGTCTTGGAAGGAAAAGGCAAGGCTAAAGAACTCCAGAGTGCAATCGATCAAGCTGAGAAGGCTATTTTGGCAAGCAGTGAACGCTTACGATCAGCCAACGAAATACTTGAAGAATGTCGTCAATGGCAAAGTGACGTGGCAGCCAATAACCAATCAATAGCAAAGTATCAATCTACTTTGGATCGTGCTCAGAAAGATATTGAGAAATCGGCTCAGAATACTGGATTAGATGTGGCGAATGAGGAACTTAATCTCCTCATAGAATGCGGAAATAATCTTGTTGAAGAAAAGCTAACTCTGAATGAGCAGTATAACTATAACCTAGTTATTGGTCAGATGCTAAAAGACACAGGTATCAAAACAAAAATCGTAAAAGAGTATTTACCTGTTATAAATACCCTTGTCAATAAGTATCTACAAACACTTGACTTCTTCGTTTCATTTCACCTTGACGAAGCATTCTCAGAAACAATCCGTTCTAGACATAGAGACACGTTCTCGTATGCGTCTTTTTCAGAAGGTGAAAAGCAGCGTATTGATTTGGCACTTCTATTTACATGGAGACAAATCGCTAAGATGAAGAACAGTGTCGCTACTAATCTCTTGGTTCTTGATGAAACATTCGACTCATCTTTGGACCATGAAGGGGTTGACAATCTGATGAAAATCATTTATTCTTTAGGAGAGGATACAAATGTATTCGTCATCTCCCATAAGGGTGAAATGTTAGACAACAAGTTTGAGAATAAACTTGAGATCGTAAAAGAAAAGAACTTTAGCAAAATAAAAACATAGGAATATTATTATGGAAATCAGTGCAGAAACAGTAAATGTATTGAGAAACTTTTCTAGCATTAATGGCAACTTAATCATTCGCCCTGGGAATCGTTTGATGACAATCTCTGAGGCAAAGAACATCTTGGCTGAGGCAACGGTCAAAGAAGAGTTTGGGACTGAAGTTGGCATCTATGACTTAACAGAGTTTCTAAACATGCTTGGACTCGTGGACAGGCCACGTGTTCGTTTTGAAGATTACTACATGAACATTGGTGGTCAATCTGGTCGTGAACTTATTAAGTATTATTATGCTGATACTGAGATGTTGACATCACCAACAAAACCTATTACAATGCCAGAGGCAGATGTATGGTTCACACTAGATCAATCAACTCTTAACGGACTCAAGAAAGCAGCAAGCATCTTTGGGCATGGGCAAATGGTTATTGAACCAGATGATGGTGCCATTCGTTTGTCTGTGAGTGACCCTGAGAACAAGACATCAAACACATACTCAGTAGTTGTAGATGGGGGATATAATAACGACACATTTAACTTTGTACTAAATATCGTTAACTTGAGAATGGTATCAGACGATTATCAGGTTAAGATTTCATCAAAACTTATTTCAGAATTTACTAACTCTGATGAGACCTTGAAGTATTGGGTCGCATTAGAAAAGTCATCAACATACGGAGAATAAAATGGCTAAAAAAGAAGATGATGTTAAAATGGCGCACGAGTCGCATGCCCCTGTCTATGACATGGCAAATCGTGTATGCCGTTCAACAGTGGCAGTGATTGATACTATGGTTCAACGTGGCGCAGTGAAAGGTGAAGAACTATCTACACTTGGCCAGCTACGTGATCAATCCGTCCAACTCATCCAAATGGCTGAGACATATCAGCAAGACATGGCATCTAACGCAGACTAAGGATATCTTACATTATGAATGACTTTCTTTGGGTCGAAAAGTATCGTCCTAAGACTATTGAACAAACTATTTTACCAAAGTCTTTGAAGAGTGTGTTTCAAGCTATTGTTGACACAGGTGAACTACCCAACATGCTTTTCACAGGAACGGCGGGTCTAGGTAAGACTACTGTTGCAAAAGCATTGTGTAATGAACTTGGCTTGGACTACATTCTGATCAACGGCTCAGAGGAAGGAAACATCGATACACTAAGGGGCAAGATTAAGCAGTTTGCCTCTAGTGTGTCTTTGCAAGGTGGGTATAAGGTCGTCATTTTAGATGAGGCTGATTACCTAAATCCTCAGTCTACCCAACCTGCTCTTCGTGGTTTCATCGAAGAGTTTTCAAACAACTGTCGGTTCATTCTGACATGTAACTTTAAGAACCGTATCATTGAACCGTTACATTCACGTTGTGGTGTCTATGAGTTTAATACATCTAAAAAAGATTTAGTTGAGATATCTGGTCAATTTTTTAAGCATTTTGTATACATACTTGATCAAGAGGGCGTGTCCCATGATAATAAAGGTGTTGCAGACCTAATCATGAAACACGCTCCTGATTGGAGAAGGATATTAAATGAAGGTCAACGAAACTCTATTAGTAATGTGGGTATTAATGGTAGCAGTGGTGGGTCTAGCAATAGCTCCATTGCTGATTTGACTAAGGCTCTTAAGAATAAAGACTTCAAGAAAATGCGTTCATGGGTGGTAAACCACATGGACGTAGACACTGCTGCTATCTTTAGAAGCATGTATGATAACATGTATGAGTTTGTGGAACCACAATCTATTCCACAGCTTGTATTAATATTAGCTGACTACCAATACAAAGATGCATTCGTTGCTGATCATGAACTAAATATAGTCGCATGTATGACAGAAGTAATGGCACAGGTACAGTTTAA